AGAGTGGCATCTACTGAAGATGCGCCAAAGTCCTGCATGAACTGAAGTGTGATTGAGCCAGACTTTAGACCACCAACACGGGTGCGGAATTCGCCACCAAATGCAGTTGTTTCTAGATCGTCTGATTCGATAGCGAGTTCAACGCTATTTAAGTTTGTAGAGAAGTTGGTACCGTTTACGGTGACCTTGTAATCAGTGGCTGCAAATTTGGCCATGTTGTTATTGCTCCCTTAGTCTGCGTAGCAGAGAACTAGGAACTCTGCTGCTAAATAGTTTACTTCACCGACTGAGATCGTGGCATACGCTCTCATATCGGTAACTCTTAAATCATACACTTTCCCACCAAGTGTCTTATCTCGCTCAATGGCTAACTTGATACTAGATGCACCTGTGCTTGAACAGAAAGCATCTATGGCATTTTGGGCTGATCTCTCAGCTACACGACCAACTAGAACAATGACTGTGAACGTGTACGTCTGCATCCCTCTTTGAAATGTGTCATCGTAGGAAATTGAGTCAGGCTGAACTATGGCAATAGGTGGACTTGGATTATCAGGCATAACGGCTGCTGTGCGTAGCCCGGTGATGCTTGAAAGATTAGTTGCAATCCCTGTGCGGATTTCAGATAGTTGAGCCATTAGGCAAAGTTTCTCATACGGCGATACGGAGCTACCAACTGTGCAACGTCTGGGTCAATGTCCCTAGTTACAGAGATCGCGCCCAAATCGCCAAAGCCAGCTACGCCGAGCGGCGAATCTAAACGCTTGAAGATACGGCTGGCCTGAATGATGCAAGCCTGTGTGATAGCGATAGGAACAGATGAATAACCAAAGACTGCTGTTAATTTAACAAGTGCCTGACCTGACTCAACCGGGAACAAGTAATTCTCAACAGCACGAATGCGTGTGTAAGGAACTTGTAGACCATCTACGTTGCCGTTAAGTGGTTCTAGTTGATAGTCACCAACTGCCCAAGTCGTATCAAAGACACCATCACCGGCAGAAGAACTTTGCAGTGTTAGTGCTGTACCAGAGATATCGTCAATCTGAGTAATGTAAGAATCATCAGCTGCGTAGTAGCGCGTGGCTGTTCCTGATGAATAGAAGTAACGCCCAGCGTGACCGTCAATAGCTCTTGATGCTGACTCAATAGCCATCTCTAATAGAGAATCATCTACGGCATCACTAATTCGTAATGCACTTTTCAGTTGCGCTAAAGTGGCGTAGCCTTGGTTGATTGCCATAAAACTCCTAAGTCTTTAACTATTCTACTTGCGTTCTGTCAATGCCTTACGGATTCCTTCACGCAAACTAATCTGCGGAATGAAGTACTGATGCGATAAATGTGGATCGCCTACGCGATACTGAACACCTACTGGCGCAGTTCGTATGTGATTAAACACGGGCTTGTAGCCTGCTTCCTCGCACACCATTTCAGCAAGGTCGTTAAAGCTAGTGGCAAAGCCTGAACACAGATTGAATGTGCCGGTGTATCCAGTCTGTACGTGCCAAAGCACAGCCTGAACTATGTCCTCTATGTGGATAAAGTCGCGCACCTGTTCACCATCGCCCCAAATGTCAAAGGGGTCTGCCTTGGCTAGAGCGCGGTCAATGAAGCTAGGGAATGGATAATTAGCATCTTGGTCTGAGCCATAACCTGAGAAAGGTCTAAAGACAAATACGTTGCAGTCAGTTACAAACTGAGCCAAGTATTCGCCAGTAAGTTTTGCCCAGCCATAAGTTAAGTCAGGATTCCTAACAGCATCTAGGTTTAGGTCGTACTCTGCTAGACGATTACGGCGGTGTGATGTTTGCAGGTCTATTGGGTAAGCAGCAGAGCTAGAGAAGTAGACCACGTTCTTAGGCTTATTCTTTTGAACCCAGTTAAAGAACTCTGCATCTATGGATAGGTCTGTGGCAACGCTTAACGGCTCACCCTCGATAGTTGCGCGACCACCAACAATGGCTGCCAAATGAATTACTAAATCAAACTGGTCTGTATTGCTCTTAAAGAAATCCCTGCAATCATTGCCATCTTTTAGGTCAATGCCCGTGATCTCACTATCTGGCAATGCTTTAACAAAGTTGCGACCAACAAAGCCCTTATGCCCAGTGATAAGTATTCTCATTACCAAGCCTTGACATTCTCAACATCATTAGCAAATTCTGTGGCTAGATACTCAGCAAAGATAGCCTGATCGCCGTTGTGCATTTCAACTGTGTTTACAGCTGCGTATCTTTCGTCATGTTCTGACTTGCCGTTTGTGTAGTGCATGTGTTCAAGGATTACATCGGGCAAGTAGTTCACGTTCTCTAAAGCGTGACCCATTGCAAGCCAATAGTTATCTAGGAACAAGTGCTTCAATGCTGGCGGTGACATAAAGCCAGTAGCCCTAATGATCTTGCTAGACATGACTACGGCAGTCGGTAGATTCTCACCTTGCAGTAAATCATTACCGTAAGCAATGCCCGGCTCTGTGCCAATAGCTTCTGCAAGTTTGGTGTCCCAGCCACCTGTGCGCGGTAGGTGATCGTCACCCATAAAACAGATGTAATCGTAGTCAGGCGCAAACCATAAAGACCAGTGATTAAGTGTGCCATTCATGCCCATACGTTCAGCAATAACAACCTTGACATTATTTAGTCCAGCAGTTTCTGCCATTAGTCCTTGATAGGTTTTGACATCATCTGCATCTATGGCAAAGACAACTTCAGTAAAGTCTGCCGTTGCGTTTATCGCTTCATAGCAACGTATAGCGTTATCGTTACGCCCTCTTGTTGGAATGATTGTAAGCATTCTCATTGGTTTACCAGTTTCCAAAATGTATCGCCTGCCTTATCTACCATGTGGCGCAGTGCATCAGCATCGTGCCAATCCTCAACGCTAGTTATTCCTACATTCTCGTTAGTGTGAATCCTGCAACCTGAAAGCACCGCTTCCATAACTGCCCTGCACTCTGACTCAAATGCTAATGGTAAATGCACAAACCATTCCACTCTTGCCATTGCATCTAGTACCTGTTCACGCGGTACATCTGTTAGAGCTTTGAACTCGTAACCTGCCTGAGCTGCCCAAGCGTGAGCGCGTAGCTGACCCTTTAACGGGTGATTTCTAGCAGCCCATAATGCTATTGGTTTCTTATCCATGTGGTCATAGCATTTACTGGTATCGAAGTAGCTTAGAACTTGCGCCGTCTTGCGTGGCTTTGTCCAAGATAATTCCTTGCGCATGTGTGCCGGGGTATGAGTTACGAATAAGCGAGAGCCACGAATCAAAGCGTTAAGCCCGGCGCGTGGTGTTTGCAAGTGATGCACAAATACGAACGGGTCATACTCTGCAAGTCTGTATAACTGAGCATCTGTAAATGCATCTGTGCCTGTGACTATGACTGAATCGAATTGGTGTATGTCATGTGTATCGAATGTGTATGGGGTGACAATTTCAATTTCGTAACCTAGAGGTGCTTGCAAACGGTATTCGTAGTCTGACATTTCTGCCCCACCTGCGAACTGCCCCGTGAATAGCCCTGTGGGACTCACAGAGCCATTCTCAGCCACTTTAGGCGCATTCTCTATGTGATGCGTGTACCAGCCTATTTTCATGCTTACAGTCGCTCGTAGGCTTTAGTGTCTAACACAGCTAGTGCTGGCTTCCAATGCTTCTCAAAGACAGTATCTGCGTTATACGCCTTAGCAAACTCTTGTGCCTTTTCTGATCTACCGCGACCACGCTGATACGCCTGCTCTAGAGCATCTACGATTGCTGGAACGCTAGGCATGTGGAACCAACTAGCTTGCGGTGCATCCCATAAAGGTTGCCCGTCAATTAACCAGCCGTCACCTAATAGCTCGGTTGAAGCTGCAAAGTCACTAATGATTACAGGTGTGCCACAGGCTTGCGCTTCAATAGTTGGAATACCAAAGCCCTCACCGTATGAAGTGGCAAGCAATACATCCATAGCTGTATAGATGGTGGCTAGAGTCTGTTGGTCAATCCCGGTGCGGTACACATAAGGATCAACAAACTTAAACTTTTCCTCTGGCACTCCACACGATTGAAGCAACTGCAATAACTTGATTCCACCTAGTGCGCCCATCTGATCTGTGTGCAGATAAAGAACTACGTCATCGTGCTTCTGTGCAAACATCGAGAACGCAAGAATGTTCTCACCAAATGCTTTACGGTTTGGGCTTATGCCTTTGTTGGCTGCGTTCATACCAACAACAAACTTGTCATCACTGATGCCTATGTAATCTCTGCCAGTAGTTCCCTTGTGGCGTTTCATGGGCTTAAAGACTGATTCAATTCCGTGTGGCACATAAAGGGACTCAATGCCTACGTTCTCAATCATTGCCTGCCCGTACTGACTCATAGCAATAGGAGTTACAAAGTCTTGTGCTAACCACTTGGTTACTTCTGGCGGTGCTGGGATGTGATCTATGGGAACCCAACTTGCAACGTTCCAGTCAGACCATCTTGGGCCTTTGAAAACCCATACGTCATAAAGCGTAAAAAGAATGTGACCTTGCTTAGGGTGGCGTGTTGTCCAATCGTGCATGTGTGCAGGAACTACATCGTTTGAATACATGTCTGCGCCACGCTGATAAACGGGAATCCCGTTCCATTCGTTATTGCTTCCCTCTAGTCCGTAGTTGCTAAAGATTGCAACATCGTGACCAATCTCTTTTAGTCGCTGAGTTACTTGCGCTGTTTGAGTTCCATAACCAGTTGCAGCCCAAGGCGCGTTACTGTTCCAACCGATTGCTAATTGCTTTGACACAGGGAGTTCCTTTATTCGCAGGTGCTTTGACCTTACATTAAAACATAGTGAAACAAAAGCAGAACCCCACCAAGCCTGCGCTCCCGGTGGGGTTCTACGTTTTGGGGTTCCCTAATTAGGAAGCTGCTCCAGCAAAATACTTCACATGTGAAGTCTGGATTAGGTTTCCATCCACGCGCATTGTGGCGCGGAAGGTAATTAGGTCGTTCTGGAATGCGTAATCGTCTGAACGATCTAGGCGCAAACCACCAACGGTGCGAGCAAAGTAACTTGGCAAGTGACCAAAGATTACTGACTTCGCGCTTGTTGCTGGGGATGCCATAGCTGGGTTCTCAAAGAT